CTTATTTAGGCGAAGGCACGCCGGATAGTCGGCTAGTTTTAGGCAAGACCGCAGGTCACATGGAGGAAGCTACAGACTCGCAAGGCGGAGCTTTAGTTCCGGAACAATGGGCAAAGGAAATATACCACGCTGCTATAGAAAATTCGATTGTACGCTCTAGAGTTGCTAAGGGTGCGATATTTAAACCTAAAGGTGATTCTATTACAGTACGGCGACTAATTGATGCTGATAGAAGCTCAAATATATTTGGCGGGATTACATTTAAGTGGACAGAGGAACGAGGAAACAAATTTGATGCTATATCTAAGCCGGCGGTAGGGGCGGTTGAGTTGAATGTTCATAAGCTGGTCGGAAGCTGCTTTGTGAGCAATGAACTTGAAAACGATCATGGCAAATATGGCGATTTCATGAAACTTGCATTCGGGCAGGCTATTAGGTTCATAGAGGACGATGCTTTCATTAACGGAACAGGAGGCGGAATGCCATTAGGTATTTTACAGGCCGGATGCAGAACACAGGTAACAAGAAATGCGGTTGGATATGTAAACTGGATGGATATTTCTAATATGGCTAAACAGTTACTCCCCAGAAGTTGGGAGAGTGCTGTCTGGTTATTAAATCCTGATGTGATAAGTGAACTATTCGAAGCGACATCTCCCGCAGCAAATCAAGCGACAGCCCTTGACCTCAGTAATCGTACACTCTGGGGGATACCGTTCATTCCTACAGAGAAATGTCAAGCAATGGGAACGGAAGGCGACATAATTCTTGCTGATTTCGATCACGGGCATTATCTTATAGCCGACAAGGAGATGAGGATTTCAGCGTCTCGCCATGTAAATTATGAACACACTTTGCTTCAGACAACTGAGACATACGGTTTCATAACCGATGAGACGTTTTGGAAAATTGTTCTCAGGACAGACGGCCAACCGCTTCTAAGTGCTGACATTGCACCGAAGCGAGGGGCTAATGACCTGGGGATGTTTATTGTATTAAAAACAACAAGCTAATAGGAGGTAAAAAACTATGGCAAATATACACAAATTTATAGAGAATGTTCGCTCAAGATACGGCGCTTTCAGTTCAGCTTTAGGCGGAGAGGGGTCTGACCTTGTGACATCTGCTGAATTTGTCAATATGGCAAATTATGATCTCGTTGTAGGCGTTGCTCACGCTTCTGGAGTTGCAAGCGACGCTGTGCTTACTCTTGCCATGTGGCAGGCAACCGCCTCAGACGGAAGCGGCTCTAAGACCGTTACGGGAGCAAGCGACACATTCACTTCTACTGCTACAAGTGATACAGATGTTTTAGTGGCTCAGGTTCGAGGCGAAGATTTAGATGTAGATAGCAGCTTTCAATATGTTGGGTTCAAACTAGCGACTGATGCCGAAAGCGGAACTGAGAAAGTTGGTGGAGTTCTGTTACAGCTAAGAGCAAGATACAAACAGGCTACATTGCCTGCTTAATCTTGAATGAATAAGAACGGGGGGCGGGTTTTGACTCGCCCTCTGATTTCTTACATTTATAAGGAGGATATATGAGAATACTTTGGCATAGCTCCTCGCCAATGTGTAGTTCTGGCTATGGAATAGTTACGAGAGAGGTGATTCAGAGGCTTAGGGCTATGGGTCATTTTGTCCGTGTTGGTACAAAGCATGCAGATCATGGGTGGTATGAATGGGATGGATTTGAGGTATTTGAGGGGACTGATACCTTTTTTGTCAACCAGATGATTAAGGACGAGGATTTCGATTATATTATAACTCTCTGGGACATCTGGCTCCTGCAAGGGAAAAGGCAATATCCGAAGGAAAAATGGGTTGCTTATATCCCTGTGGATACGGAACGGATAAGTAAAGTTTTAGCTGAGGTTTGTAAAAATACAGGGGTTCAGATTGCAATGTCAAAGCATGGGAGAAAAGAGCTGGAGTCTGCTGGGCTTAAACCTTCTTATGTCCCACCTGGAGTTGATACGAAAGTTTTCAAGCCTAAACCGGAGGCAAAAAAAGCATTTAGAAGTGAACTGGGACTTTCAGAGGAGAATTTTGTTATTGGGTCTGTTGGGCTTAATTACGGGGACGACAGGAAAGGATACGTTCCTCTTATGCGGGCTTTCAAGGAATTTCACAAGCGACATCCCAAGTCTATGCTCTATCTTCACTCTCTAGCGAATGAGAGGGATTCAAGGCAAGGCTTTATAAACTATCATAAAATAGCACACAATTTGGGAATAGATAAGGCTCTGGTATGGCCTCCGCAGTCAGATTATGCACTAAGCAGGATAGACACAGGCTGGCTGGCTGATATTTACAACGGGTTTGATGTATTTTGTTTACCGACTAAAGGTGAGGGGTTCGGGCTTCCAATAATAGAAGCTCAAGCATGCGGTGTTCCGGTAATTCTAACAAATACAACAAGCTGTCCTGAACTTTGCAAAACAGGATGGCTTATTGATACAACCGATGATGACAGGCGATGGTTACCGAATGAAACATGGAGACTAGAGGCTAAACCATCTGCAATACTAAAGGAATTGGAGCTTGCGTTTTCTCTTTGGGAATCAGGGAAATTTGACTCTATAAGGAAAAATGCAAGAGACAATATAATGAAATACGATTGGGATAATGTGTGGGAAAAACATTGGCTTCCGATAATTAAGGAATTGGAAAAGAGCTGCAAATGAACGAAGAGATGATTGAATTCATTAAGGACTGGCCTTGCTGCTGGAAGAAGGGTAATAGGTTCAGCCGAACTTCCAGGCCGAAGTTTGCAACAACGGTCATTGAGGCTGGCTATGCAAAAGCTGTAAGCAAGCCATCTAAAAATAAAATGGTTGAGAAGCCAGAGAAGGAGAAATAATGAGTTTAGCATCAATTGCATTGACATCGGTCGAAGAAGTCTTGGCCTTTCTGGGTGAGAATGCTAAGCGTAATGCTCTTTGGGTTTATTATGCAGGCGCTACAGACCCGTCCACGTTGGAAGTTAAAGACGATAGGCTTACTTTGACTCCTGGTGGCGACATCCTCTTTTCCACTTATGATACACTTACTAAGTTAGTAGCTCAGATAATTACCATAGCCGATTGGAAGGCTGGGCTTATCTATCATGGCTCTGCTGAATCGGATGACCTGATTGTAACAGGTGCTTTAAATACGCTAGGTGATGAGAATGAGCAAGTATTAATGATACAGGATAATTATCTCATAGAGCGATTGATAGACCGAGCCTCAGACCTGATTAATCGATACTGCAACAGGACGCTCAAGACAACTGCATATCTTCTGGAACGCTACAATGGCGAAGGGGCAAAGCTTTTTCTTGAGAATTATCCAGTCACTGACATTGTGCAAATATGCGATGGGATAATAAATGCCATAAGAGTCAAATGTACGGATGATACAGCTTATAATGCCTATGTCGAAGTAGATCAATCTGCAGGGACGCTGAAATTGATTAGAGACGGCACGGAAGATGCTTTATTCGATCTGACAAATGCAAATTATGACACCCTGGGAGAGTTGGCAACTGCCATAAACGGTGAGGCCAACTGGGAAGGTGAGATAGCAAATAGCGATCATAGTAGCTATCCCTCATCTCAAATATTCACAAAATACAATTATTACTGCAAAAATCAAAGTATCTATCTTGAAATACCAAACAAGCCACTTGATAACTATGATGTGAACTACGATGCTGGAATAGTAAGCCTTTCTTCAGAATTCAGCAAAGGCTTTCAAAACATTTATGTTTCATATACCGCTGGTTATACTAGTCCAATTCCATATGTTTTAGAGCAAGCCTGTATAGAATTAGTTGGCTATAAATATGGCCAATCCAAAAGGGCAGGGAGCGAGGAGCTTCAGAGCGAGTCTTTTGGTGAGGGAGCTGATTATAAATATACGAAATTCAATCTTGCCGATATCAAGAATATATTGCCAGCATCACTGTTGGCAGAATTAGATTTATTTAAGAAAAGGGAGTTTTAGGATGAAAATCTATTACATCAGACGAATTTTTTCAATAAGTTTCTGCCAATTTTCTGCCAATCTTAAATTTTTTAATTCTCTTAAAGCATCTTTCCAGTCTTTTAATATTTCTTTTTCATCACAAATGAGCTTTTTTCTTTTTTTCTTTCTTTCTTCTATAAATTGTTCAATGTGTTTTATTTCAGATTCCAAAAGACTGATTGTAAATCCAAATCGTTCAAATCCCATTTATTCTTCCTTTGGTTTTTATTTTATCAAAAGACACATATTAAGTCAAGGAGTTTTGAATGATTAACTCAAGAAAAGGAAGGAATAAATGAAACAAAGATGTTCGATAGCTTGGTGTCCTTGGAGGGCAAAGTATCATTTTGGAACGATAGGCTATCGTGAATGCTGGTTTCATTATGAGGAAATGCCCTGGCTAAATAAAATATGGAATACATTAACAAATCCCATTCATTTTTATTATACATGGGTGCTGGTTTTTGTTTGTTTTGGAATGCGAGGACTTGGTTGGAAATTCACTTTTAATCAATGGAAGGATGATGATTAACTCAACTGACTACCCAGAAAAAAGCCCTGAATGGACTCTAGCTAAATTCCTAGAGGCTTGGGAAAAACGGAACTGGAAGGTGATGCTTAAATATTGCCAGATATCATGGCGGACATTACTGCCTGATGCGGAAAAGACATTGTATTTTCAATTCAGGAATAAGCTTCTGAGTGCGAAGATACTGAAGACAGAGAAAGTTAGCGATGTAACAAGGGATATTTCAGTCGAGATTTACTACAAGGACATAAATATCAAACGGAGAATAAGAAGGAAAGCTAGGCTGATTTGTGAGACAGCCCCGATGCAGCCCTCTCCTAATGGGGAATGGGGCGTGAATCCAACGAGTATGATGAGGGCAAGAAGATGAGCTTTGCAGGTCAATTAGACAAGACAGTGAAGATTAAAGACTTCACTAAAGGAATAGCGGACGGAATGGGTGGTTATGAGCCTTCAACATGGACTACTATCTATAAGCGTATCAAGGCGGCCATCGTACTCATTCC